GACAAGGAAACGCCTTTAAAAGGTGTTATAAAACATATAGATCCAGACTTGATGGATAAAGATATATATTTAAACTCTCTGGTTGGGTTTGCACCTAATTCAGAATATGAGTTTATAATAGACGGGCAGAGGTTATACCGAGTTCCCACTAATGCAATTACAATTAAATATGAATATCAAGGAAACGAAAAAGAGTATAATCCAAGCTGGGCACAAAGCAGTTGAGGAACTTATTAAAGTAGCTAAAGAAGCTATTGTAGATTCAGGAGATGATATAACAGCTGATAGACTTAAGAACGCTGCCGCGACAAAAAAACTAGCTATATTCGATGCTTTTGAAATATTGAATAGAATACAGGACGAAGAAGATATGTTAAACAATAAAACTAAAGAGGTTGTTGAAGAAACATCTTTTGGTGGATTTGCTGAAAGAAGATCTAAGTAATGTATAAGCAAAATTTATTTAAGGTTATAGAACCTGTAAAAATAAATACCATAAAAAGACTTAACAAGTCTAAAAAATGGAAATACGGTTACAACAAAGAACATGATATTGTTGTTATAAGCAAAACCGGTGAAATAGGTGAGATATACGAAATACAAAATTTTAAAATAGCTTTACCTAAACCATTAAACATTCACAAGTTTAGTAAGGATAAATGGGAAGTAACTGAGTATCCTAAAGAGCTTAAAAGAATAAAAACAATATTTGATTGGAAGAATTATCCAGATGATTTCAAAAAAAAATATATAGACTACATAGAAAATGAGTTCAAAAAAAGAGATGAAGGTTTTTGGTATATTAACAAAGGTATTCCTACTTACATTACTGGTACTCATTACATGTACTTGCAGTGGTCCAAGATTGATGTTGGGCAGCCAGACTTTAGAGAAGCAAATAGATTATTCTACATATTCTGGGAAGCTTGCAAAGCAGATACAAGATGTTACGGAATGTGCTATCTTAAAAACAGACGTTCAGGATTTTCTTTCATGGCCTCTGGAGAAACAGTTAATCAAGCCACAATATCATCTGATGCTAGATTCGGTATCTTATCAAAGTCAGGACCAGATGCTAAAAAAATGTTTACCGACAAAGTTGTACCGATATCCGTAAACTACCCATTTTTCTTTAAACCAATACAAGACGGTATGGACCGTCCAAAAACAGAACTAGCATATAGAGTGCCCGCTAGTAAACTAACTAGAAGAAGCATTGTCAGTTCTGATAAACCAGAAGAACTAGAAGGTCTTGATACTACTATAGATTGGAAGAACACAGGTGATAACAGTTATGATGGTGAAAAATTAAAACTATTAGTACACGATGAATCAGGTAAATGGGAGAGACCTAATAATATATTAAACAACTGGAGAGTTACAAAAACAACACTGAGATTAGGTTCTAGAATTATAGGTAAATGTATGATGGGATCAACATCAAACGCCTTAGATAAAGGTGGTGATAATTTTAAGAAACTATATAAAAATTCAGATGTTACAAAAAGAAACCGCAATGGACAGACTAGCTCAGGACTATATAGTTTGTTCATACCTATGGAATGGAACTACGAAGGATTCATTGATTCTAATGGCCTACCTGTATTCGACACACCCGACCAAGAAAGTTTTGGACCGCATGGTGAATCAATAGATAGCGGTATATTAGAGCATTGGCAAAACGAAGTTGATGGTTTAAAAGAAGATGGAGATGCTTTAAACGAGTTTTACAGACAGTTTCCTAGAACAGAAGAACACGCATTTAGGGACGAAACTAAAAACAGTATATTTAATTTAGCAAAAATATACGAACAAATAGATTATAACGAGGATCTTAATAATGATTCTCAAATTACAGTTGGTAGCTTTCAATGGATTAACGGTATAAAAGATTCAACAGTAATGTTTTATCCAAATCCAGCTGGTAGATTTAAAGTTAGCTGGGTACCACCTGGAAATAGGCAAAATGCTAGTATAGTTAAAAATGGTATGAGATACCCAGGCAACGAACATATGGGTGCTTTTGGTTGTGATAGTTATGACATATCAGGAACTGTTGATGGTAAAGGTTCTAATGGAGCTTTACACGGGTTAACAAAATTTAGTATGGAAGATTGTCCACCAAACCAATTTTTTTTAGAATACGTAGCAAGACCACAAACCGCTGAAATATTCTTTGAAGACGTTTTGATGGCTTTAGTTTTTTACGGTATGCCATTATTAGCTGAAAACAATAAACCTCGTTTATTATATTATTTAAGAAGACGTGGATATAGAGGTTACTCAATGAATAGGCCTGATAGAATTTGGAATAAATTATCAGTTGCTGAAAAAGAAGTAGGTGGAATACCAAACTCAAGTGAAGATATTAAGCAAGCACACGCTGCTGCTATTGAAATGTATATACAAGATCATGTTGGAATGAAGTCTGATAATACATATGGAACATGTTATTTTAACGAAACGTTGCAAGACTGGGCAAAGTTTGATATTAATAATCGTACAAAGTTTGATGCGGCTATTAGTTCAGGTTTAGCTGTTATGGCTTGTAACAGACATTTGTACAGAGCAAACCCAATTATGAAAAAAGAAAAATTAAACTTAAGCATAGCTAAATACGGACAATCCGGCATGCAATCAAAACTAATAGAAAATTAATATGGCTGAGTCAGTTGTAAAAGGTTATTTTCCGAGTCAAGTTGTACCTGACGCAGAGAAATTAAGTGCTGAGTATGGATTACAAGTAGGTAAAGCCATTGAGTACGAGTGGTTTGATGGATCTACGTCTAATCAAAGATACAATCAGCATCAAGCTGAGTTTCATAAATTAAGACTTTATGCTAGAGGTGAACAACCTATTCAAAAGTATAAAGATGAATTATCTGTAAACGGTGACTTAAGCTATTTAAACTTAGATTGGAAACCAGTACCTGTAATACCTAAGTTTGTAGACATAGTGGTTAACGGTATATCAGAAAGATCATTTGACATAAAATGTTATTCTCAAGATCCATACGGCGTTGATAAACGTACTAAGTACATGGAGTCTTTATTAAGAGACATGAAGACTCAAGAGCTAAGTAACTTTGCTCAAGAAGCTTTTGGTATTTCTTTATTTGAAAACCCACCTGAGTTACTACCTAACTCACAGGAAGAACTAGACCTTCATATGCAATTGAGCTATAAGCAAGGTATAGAGCTAGCTGAAGAACAAGCTATAAACGTTCTTTTAAAAGGAAACAAGTACGATCTTACTAAGAAAAGAATTAATTACGATCTAGCCACAATAGGTATAGGTTGTGTTAAAAACACGTTCACAAAATCTGAAGGTGTTAAAGTTGAATACGTAGATCCAGCTAATATAGTTTACTCTTACACAGAGGATCCAGACTTTCAAGATATATATTACGTAGGTGAAATAAAAACAATACCTATAAATGAACTTAAAAAAGAATTTCCAGATCTAACTGATGAAGATTTAAAATCTATACAAAGTCAAAGTATACATCAAAACAATTATTCTACTAGTAGATATAACTCGTCTAACTCTGATGATAAAAATCAGATACAAGTTTTATATTTTAACTACAAAACCTATATGAACGAGGTTTACAAAGTTAAAGAAACAGCTAGTGGTGCTGAAAAAATAATATTAAGAGATGATACTTTTGATCCACCTATAAACGAAATGACTGGTAATTTTGGTAAAATATCAAGATCACTAGAAGTTTTATATGAAGGTTGTTTAATCTTAGGTACAGATTATCTGCTAAGATGGGAGATGGCTAAAAATATGATGAGGCCTAAAAGCGATTATAGCAAGGTTAAAATGAACTACGCTATTAACGCGCCTAGAATGTATAAGGGTAGGATTGATTCATTAGTAAAACGTTGCACTGGTTTTGCTGACATGATACAGTTAACTCACTTAAAGTTACAGCAAGTAATGTCTAGAATGGTGCCAGACGGTGTTTATTTAGACGCTGACGGCTTAGCTGAGGTTGATTTAGGTAATGGAACTAATTATAATCCACAAGAAGCATTAAATATGTTCTTTCAGACGGGATCTATAATAGGTAGGTCTTTTACTTCTGAGGGAGATATGAATCCAGGTAAGATACCTATTCAAGAAATACAATCAGGATCTGGTGGTCAAAAAATACAAACTTTAATAAACAATTACAACTACTACATGCAAATGATAAGGGATGTAACTGGTTTAAATGAAGCTAGAGACGGTAGCACTCCCGATAGTAGAGCGTTGGTTGGTGTTCAAAAGCTAGCTGCAGCTAATTCAAACACAGCCACTAGACACATATTAAACTCTGGTTTATCTCTAACACAAGAACTTGCGGAAGGTTTATCTCTTAGAATATCTGATATACTAGAATTTTCACCAGCTAAAGAGGCGTTTATACAAAAAATTGGTAATCAAAACGTGGGTGTATTAGATGATATTAAAAATCTATACTTACATGATTTTGGTATATTCATAGAATTAACTCCTGATGATGAGCAAAAGGCTTTATTAGAAAACAACATACAAGTAGCTATTGCTCAAGGTTTGATTGATTTAGAAGACGCTATAGATCTTAGAGAAATAAAAAACATAAAGCTAGCAAACCAACTACTTAAAATACGTAGAAAGAAAAAGCAAGAAAAAGAACAACAAATGCAGCAAGAGAACATGCAGGCTCAAGCGCAAGCAAATGCTCAAGCTCAGCAAGTTGCAGCTCAAGCTGAGGTTCAAAAAGCTCAACAATTGTTTCAAATAGAAACACAAATGGAGCAAATGAAGGGTGAAATAGCTAATCAAAAAATGCAAACAGAAGCAATGCTAAAGAAAGAATTAATGGCATTAGAGTTTCAGTTTAACATGGAATTGAAAAATGCCGAGGTTGATAATGCTAAAGGAAAAGAACAATATAAAGAAGATCGTAAAGACGAAAGAACAAAAATACAGGCTAGTCAACAAAGTGAGTTGATAAACCAAAGACAGAACGACGCGCCACCAAAGAAATTTGAGTCATCTGGAAATGATAATATGAGTGGTTTTGACTTAGGTTCGTTTGGACCTATGTAATTAATTTTATAATTTTATAATATTTTATTATGGCTAAAGAAGAAAAAATAGTCGAAGAGGTAGTGGAAGAAATAACTCCGCAGGCCCAAGAGACTGAAAAAGGTGATCTAGTACCTGAAGTTACTGTCAAAGAAGACGGTACACATAAAATAGATTTTGACAAATTAGTAGCTAAGGCAGAGAAAAGCAAAGTTGCTAAAGAAGTTAAAGAAGAGGTGAAGGTTGAAGAACCTGTAGCTGTTGTTGAAGAAGAGGTTGCTCCTGAAGAGCCGTCTGTTTTAGAAGAAATAACAGAAGAAGAGGTTATTGAAAAAGCTGAGGAAATTGCAGAAGCAGTTGTTGAAGCTCAAGAAACTGGAAAACCTTTACCAGAAAACATTCAAAAAGTTGTAGACTTTATAGATGAGACTGGTGGAAGTTTAGAAGATTACGTTAAACTTAATCAAGATGTAGACGCTTTAAATGAAGAGCAATTACTAGTTGAGTATTATCAAAACACAAGACCTCACTTAGATCCATCAGAAATAAACTTTTTAATAGAAGATAAGTTTTCTGTTGAAGATGACGTTGAAGATGAAAGAGATATTAAAAGAAAAAAATTAGCTAGAAAAGAAGAGTTAGCAAATGCTAAAAATCATCTTAACGGTTTAAAAACAAAATACTACGAAGAAATCAAAGCTG